CCTGGCAGCGCCGGATTGTCCGGCAGCTCTTCAAGAAACGCCGGGACGGACGCCGGCAGTACCGGACGTGCCTGCTGATGCTGCCGCGGAAGAACGGGAAGTCCGAGCTGGCGGCGGCGGTGGCGCTGTACGGGCTGCTGGCGGATGGGGAAGTGGGCGCGGAGGTGTACTCGGCCGCGGCCGATCGGGATCAGGCCAGTCTGGTCTTTGGCGTGGCGGCGCAGATGGTCCGGAACGATCCGGGCCTAGCGCAGATGACGTACCTGATCGACTCGCAGAAACGGATCGAGCATCCGGCCAGCGGCGGGATGTATCGGGCGATTGCGGCCGAGGCGCATTCCAAACACGGGTTCAATGCGTCGATGGTGATTTATGACGAGCTGCACGCGGCGCCGGATCGGAAACTGTACGACGTGCTCAGTACGTCGATGGGCGGCCGGGAACAGCCGCTCTTGCTGGTGATTTCGACGGCCGGGTACGACCGGCATTCCATCCTGTGGGAGCTGTACAGCCACGCGAAAAAAGTGATCGAACAGCCGTCGATTGACCCGACGTTCCTGCCGATTCTGTATGAGGCGCCGAGTGATGCGGACTGGACGGACGAAAAGGTCTGGCATCAGGCCAATCCGGCGCTGGGGGACTTCCGGAGCCTCGAGGAGATGCGGATCCTGGCGGCGCGCGCGAAGCAGATCCCGGCGCAGGAGAACACTTTCCGCCGGCTGTATCTCAACCAGTGGACGGAGCAGGCGTCCCGGTGGCTGTCGCTGGCGGCCTGGGATGCGTGTCAGGCGCCGATCGACCGGGCGTCGCTGCGCGGCCGGCCGTGCTATGTCGGGATGGACTTGAGTAGCACGACGGATCTGACGGCGCTGGTCGCCGTGTTTCCGGCGGGCGACGGGTGTGAGGTGCTGTGCCAGGTGTTCGTCCCGGAAGACCGGGTGAAGGACCGGCGGCGGCCGGATCGCGTCCCGTATGAGCAGTGGGCGACGGTCATCCCTGGGCCGACGGTCGATTACGAGGTCATCCGCGCGGCGCTGCTGGCGTGGACGCGCGAGTTTGACGTGCAGCTCGTCGCCTATGACCCGTGGAACGCGACGGACTTAGTCTCCCGGCTCGAGAAGCAGGACGGGCTGCAATGCGTGGCGGTCCGGCAGGGGTTCGGGGCGCTGTCGGCGCCGACGAAATCGCTCGAGAAGGCGGTGCTGTCGCGGGCCCTGCGGCACGACGGGGATCCGATGCTGCGCTGGTGCATCAGCAATGTCGCCGTGGAAAGCGACCCGGCCGGCAATCTGAAGCCGAGTAAGACGGTCTCGAGCGAACGCATCGACGCCGTGGTGGCGCTGATTATGGCGATCGATCTGCTGGACCGGCATCGGGCGGCCGACGCCACGTATTCGCTGCTCACGATCGGCTGAACGACCCATGCGTTTGACAGATGGGTTACCCTCTACCCATCCGTGGAGCGCGCTTACTCCCTCCTGACCATCAAGTCAATGGCCGCCGAGCTGCGCCGATTTTCTGGCGTGGCCTCGACGCCGGAGCTCGATCGCCAGGGCGAGAGCCTCGATCCGGCCGGCGTCACGTTCCGTGACTCACTCCCGCTCCTGTGGCATCACGACCCGCGGCAACCGATCGGCCGTGTGACCCTGACCGCGACACCCGACGGGATCCTGTTCGACGCCACGATTCCCGACGTGCCCGAGCCCGGGACGCTGAAGACGCGCTGCGATGAAGCGTGGCACTCGATCAAAGCCGGCGTCATCACCGGCGTGTCCGTGGGCCTGCGCATCCTCGAGCGCCAGGCACGGCGCATCACCAAGGGCGAAATCTGCGAATTAAGCCTCGTTACCATTCCCGCCAATGCGTCCGCGTCGATCCTGCTGGTGAAATCACTGGCGACAGAAAGGCCGAACATGACCGCTGCTGAACAGATCCAGACCCTCGAGACGACCCGGACCGAGCTGGCGACCAAGATGGAAACGCTCCTCCACGCCAACGCGGAGGACCAGGCGGTCGCGGACGTGAAGCTCGAGATTAAGAGCGCGGACGCGCGGCTCGACCACTGGCGCGACCTCGAGGCGATCCAGCGCAAGACGGCGACGATCGTCCCGGCGTCCCCGTCCCCGTTCCGGTCGGTCAGCGTGTCGCCCGTCGTCCCGCCCGGGACGGCCTTTGTCCGGTACGTCTGCGCGCAGCTCGCGTGCAAGCAGTACAGCGTCCCGGCCTATGAATACGCGCAACGCTGGAACGGCTCCACGCCGGAAGTCGCGCTCGCGCTGAAGGCCGCCGTCGCGGCCGGCACGGCGACCGATGCCACGTGGGCGGGGCCGCTCGTCCAGCCGAACATCTCGAATGACATGGTGGAGCTGCTGCGGGCGGCGACCATCGTGGACAAGATCCCCGGCCTGTATACCGTCCCGTTCAACGTGAAACTGCCACAACAGACCGGTGGCGGAACGTATAGCTGGGTCGGGGAAACCAAGCCGAAGCCGGTCAGCGCCCTGGCCTTCGCCTCCCTCACGCTCGACTGGGCAAAAATTGCCGGGATCATCGTCCTGACCCAAGAGCTGATCAAGCTCTCGAACCCGAAGGCCGAGGATGTGGTCCGGCGCGAGATGGTCAACGGCATCGCGCGGTTCATCGATACGCAGTTCACGGACCCGGCCGTGGCGGCCGTGGCCGGCGTGAACCCGGCGAGCATCACGAACGGGGCGCCGACCGCGGCGGCGACCGCCAACCCGCTGGCCGATATTCTCGGGTTGATCTCCCACTTCACGACCAACAACATCCCGGTCGATGGGCTGACGTTCATCATGTCGCCCGCGAATGCGATGGCGCTGTCGTTCAAGACCTACAGCGACGGCTCGCCCCAGTTCCCTGGCATCGCGATCAATGGCGGCTCGTGGAAGGGGATGACGTTCATCGTCAGCAACACGGTCACGACCAAAGTGATCGCCATGCAGCCGGCCCTGATCCTCTACGCCGACGATGGCGGCGTGACCATCGACGCCAGTACCGAGGCGTCCCTCCAGATGGATTCGGCGCCGATGTCGCCGGTCGATGCTACGACGGTGTACGTGTCGATGTTCCAGGCGAACTGCGTGGCGCTGCGCGCGGAACGGTTCATCAACTGGAAGCGGGTCAACACGAACGCCGTGAAGTATCTGACCGCCGCGGCCTGGCCGGCCCCGACCGCCGACGGGCAGGCGTTCCAGGCGGCCGAGGACGAACCGCCGCCGACCACCCGGCGCGGCAAGAACGCGGACTAGTCCGTGGGTGTCCTGACCACCGCCCGGTCCCGGCTGGCGGCGCTGCTGTCGCCGGTCAGTAGTGGGACCGGCGCGTGGTTTCCGGTCGTCCAGGAACCGTACACGGGCGCCTGGCAGAACAACGATCCGCTGACCACCGAGTCCGCGCTGTGTAACCCGAGCGTGTTCGGGACCATTGCGCGGATCAGTGAAGACATCGGCAAGATCGCGCCGCCGCTCCTGCTCGAGCGCGACGCCAACGGATTCTGGTTCGAGACCACCAACTCGGCGTATTCGCCGGTCCTGCGCCGGCCGAACGCCTACCAGAACGCGCCGCAGTTCACGGCGGCGTGGATTCAGTCGAAGCTGATTTACGGCAACACCTACGCGCTGAAAGTCCGCGACGAGCGCAGCGTCGTGTCCGCGCTGCACGTCTTGGATCCGCGGAAGGTGAAAGTCCTGGTGGCGCCGGACGGGAGCGTGTATTACGAGCTGCAGGCGTACGACCTGGCCGGCTTGCCGGCCGACACGCCGCCCGTGGTCGTGCCGGCGCGCGAGATCATTCACGATCGGTACAACTGCCTCTTTCACCCGTTGATGGGCGTCTCGCCGTTGTTCGCGCTGACCGGCGCGATCAATCAGGCGCAGGCCATCCAGACCACCAGCACGACGTTTTTCGCGAAAGGCGGCCGGCCGTCCGGCATCCTGATCGCCCCGACGAAACTGGATCCGCTGTCCGCATCGCGGCTGAAAGAGCAGGCCGCGAATTTCAAAGCGGGGGAGATCCTGATCGCGGAGCTCGGGATGAAGTACGAAACCATCTCGACGAGCGCGGCCGATGCGCAGTTGATCGCCCAGCTCGGGTGGACCGAGGAACAGGTGTGCAAGGTGTTCGGGATGCCGGTCTCGATCCTGAACTCGAGCAAGCAACCGCCGTATGCGAACGCCGAGGCGTCGCAGCTGCAATACAAATCCCAGTGTCTCGAGCCGCTGCTCGTGGCCTTTGCGCAGTGTCTCGGCGATGGGCTGGATCTGCCGCTGTACCTCACCCTCGAATTCGACGACACGCTGTTGATCTGGCTGGACACGATGACGCGCGTCAATGCCGCGAAGGTCGCGATCACGGCCGGGCTGTCGCCCAATGAAGTGCGCGATACGTACTTCGGCCTGGGCCCGGTGGCCGGCGGCGATCAGCCGTACCTGCAGCAACAGAACTGGCCGTTGGCGGATCTGGCCGATCGGCCGGCGCCGACCGTGGCCGCGGCACCCGTGCCAGCCCTCGAGGAGACGCCCGCATGACGCTGACCTTTTCGCGCGTCACGCCGGCCGGCCCGCTCCTCACGCTGGCCGAGGCGAAGGTGCAGCTCCGGATTCCCGCCACCGACACGGCGAGTGACGCCGACATCACCGCGAAGATGGGGGAGGCGCAGGAACTGATCCTCGCCCGCCTGGGCTCGGCGGGGGATGCGACGTGGACGGGCGCGACCGTGCCGCTGGGGGTCCGCTCGATGATCAAACTGATGCTCGATTGCTTGTACGAGCGGCGCGGTGGCGACGAGACCGCCGAACAGATCCGGAAGAACCTCGAGGCGATCGATCAGTTGATGGGCCTCTATCGGGATCCAACCCTGGCATGAACACGGGCGCCTTGCGGCATCACGTCACGCTCGACGTGCCGGACGGCGCGACCGGCGGGTATCTGCCGCTCAGTCCGCCGGACTGGTGGTGTGCGCAGCAGACCGAGGCGATGGGCCAGGCGATCCTGATCGGCCGCTTTCATCCAGGCATCACGACCGCCACGCGCGTCCACTTCCGCGGCAAGACGTATCACGTC